TCTGCAGTCGTGACTGTGGTCACATTGGGCTAGACCGGTTAGAGCCGGAATAGGACCTTCCCGTTCACATAAAACGGTCTCCTCATCTAATTAGGATGATCGGCACGGACAGCACGTAAGCCTGGTGTGGCTAGCAGTGTATGGGGCCACTACGTGCATACGGTAGAGTGTCAGCCAATTAAAGCAAACCGGACACTACCTAACGACATTGCTGCCGGGTATCCCCAATCATCGGGGCCAGATCGCACTCAACGAAGAGCAGTCACTGGTTGAATGAACATCAAGTCCAATTTTAGCGGTCTTGTGGGAACCGAACCCAGAAAAGCCTGGTAAAGCAAAATAAAGAAGGAAAAAAAAAGAAAAACCAGGCAGCCATAAAAATCATGCGATAAAAATCAAGCGATGATCTGGGTATGGTAAAGCAAGTTAGCCATATTAACGATGTGCATAGCTATTGCCCCATGAGGAGAAGAAGGAGAAATAAAAGGTAAAGCGTCACGGGCCGAACGCCAAGTATCAGCAGAAGCAACACCACGTTGCAACAAAACACGGCACCGATAGGCCAAAGAAGAAGCAGAAATAAAAAGAGAGCGGAGGCCGAACGTCCAGCCACAGAAAGGACCCGTATCACCCCAGAAGGGTTTGAATTTCATAGCCCAATGGTCGGAGATAAAGGAACGATCCTTCAAGAAAGTACCGCACACTATAGCATCATCACCAGAGAATGCCATAACCGTACCCCGAGGAATTGTGAAATAAAGGGTAGTTATAGCAATGTTCCGGTAAGTATTAAGAAGCCAAGTGTACCTGTCACCGGAAGCCTGCATGATAGGGAATTTGCCAAGATGCGTATAGGAATTAAGCCGTCGATGGAGGTAGCTGTCAATGTAGTGCTGCGGGAAACCACAGAGTTCCATGAGGTAAAGGTCGACCCCATAAAGGAACTCCGCTTCACAGCCGGCATCCCAGCCAGTGACATCATTACCCGTGACGCCTTTGTCGACATCCCAAAAAATCTCATACCACTCTTGCAACTCCTCAACCGAGAGTCGGGAATTAAGACAGATGGTGGGGTCAAGCGCCTGTCGAAGTACTTTCTCCATGTAAAGCGCATAAGGCGCGTCCTGTAGTGTGAGCCCAACATGCATGTCAGTGACAATTTGACCTTTCTTAGGCGCAGCACCACGGGCTTCCTCTTTCTTGATCCATTGACCCTTCAAGAAAGTAGGCAGGTACTCGGTAGGAAACCCTGGATCCCACTTGTCAAAGACAGCAGCCAAGCCAGCGGCAGTTTTCCCGGTGGCCCACGTTGATACGGACTCCTGCACGCACTCTGACAAGGAATCCGGATCGAAGTCAGGAATTTTTGAAAGATCCATATGCTTCATAAGAGCACGAGTTAGCAACCGGGCTTTCTTTCGGACTTTCCGATTATCGATCGAAGGCTGATACCGTGGACGGACACGTTCATGCATACTCCAAGAGTAAAGTGTCCCATCAGTGCCTTTATGATGTTGCGCTTCTTCAGGGCCAAATTCCTCATATACTTGCGTAGGTTCGATATGATCCTTGAAAACTTTCTCTGGCAGGTGATTAGCTGGCTTTCGCGCAGCAAGATAAACCGGATCAAAGAAGTCTGAAAGATCGTAATCCGTACGAGGAGGAGGCGAAGGCTTCGGGTACCGGACATCATCAGGATCGAAAGGCAAATACGTCAAAACTTTCTTCAGCTCCGATGCCCGCGTGGTCCTATGCTCCTTCCGCTTAAGAGAAGAAAAAGCGGTAGTGAGGCCATAAGTGGGATGGAAGGACTTCGGGGTGAACAACGACGTGTCAGATCTGGCCCACCGGTCAAACTCTACTGGAGAAGGGGTATAATAACCGACCTGGTTCTGATAAAGGTTGTTTAGACCCAAAGAAGCGCAGCAGGCCCGACCAATAGTATTTGCCAAATGCTGGTATGTTGCCGCCTTAATAAGATGACTATGCGGGATCGTAGCATTTACGACGGCTGTTTGGGAAAAACAAGCCACAGCTAAGATCGTGCTTAAGATCATTGAACAACCAAAGCTCTGGGCAGAGAGAGTCTTAGGGTCGTTCATATTCGGGGACAAAACCAACCAGATGGAACCACGAGCACGGGTGATGGCAGTCCAGAGGGCAGCATCAGTCGCAGAAGAAGTTAACCCACCGACATCGATAGCCACATCACCATCAAAAGTGACACCCTGACAACCACCAAAATGCATGGTGTAAGCCCCACCATTATTCTTAGTCTCGGCAAAACGGGGTGAGGCGACCAAAAGCGGTACTCCCTGAGGGGGCTTACTACAGAGGTACACCTCACCAACCGTGGTGGACAAATTGCCATCGAAACCAAAAAGCATGGCATTCTGGGTTGCAAGACGACGCATCTTGGTGGCATAGATGGTGGACCTCGCAGCTAACCAAGAAATGGTAGAGGGATTCTGTCGAGAGTAAGCACCGGGCTTCGGGAACACATTGCACGCCTGAGCGCAATCAAAAGTCATGTACAAGCAATCAAGACTTTTGACCGCCATCAGCAATTGAATATACCCAGGCCAGAAAGTCCCAGCGTCATCCAGGAAAACGTACCGAGCACCATGACAAAGCAGCTTCGAGGCGAACACAAAGTTGTGAGAGTTGAAGGTTGGGAAGATAGGGCCCATAGCACGTTCCAAATCGACGAGCAGTGAAGGGGTCCAAGCCGCAACAACGATCTCACTCTGATTCACACCCGCAGCCAGCAGCCGTTGGATCTCATTGATCATAGCTGTGGACTTCCCAGTACCTGGAGCTCCATGCCAAAGGGTAAGAGGAATTTGGGGATGAGGCTGGTGTATACGCGAGTAATGGTTGATAATCTCGAGATTTCCAGCGGCAACCGCAGGAGCGGAAATGTCCGTAAGACCAAGCTCGGCAGGGTACATTTTCATGTCCCTGGCGAGGAACTTAGCCGCCTCAAGGTCAGCAGGAGTCAAAGCATACATCAAATTCTCAGCAGTGAGCGGAACAGCAGGAAGCACAGGTAACGGAGCTATAGGCTGAACAGGTGGCTGGATGATGGTGGAATGACTAAGAATACTTCCCCATGAAGGATTCTGCGTCCAAGCGGCAATTTGAGCCAAGATCCTTTGACCATTTGTGGGAATGTTCAGAATCCCAGAGACTTCCGCAGCGGCGACATAACGCGAACTCAGACCAACAGTCCCAAAAGGGGAAATAACGGGCGCCCCATTGACAACACTAGCCAAAGGAACCTGTGGGCTCAAATGATTGTTGCCAGCCTGGAGAACTTGCATCGACCAATGGACAGTAGGCCAGTCAGGAGTAGGAGTGCCAAACGTGACCGCCAAAGCTGAAGAATTGGCATAGCCGTTGTCATCCACATAGGTGTAGTCACCAGCAACCCGGAAGTAGGCTAAAATCGCAGGCAAGTCAGCAAGAATCACCCGACCTAGCTGAATACTGCGAGGGAAAACCGTCAAAGCATGTGCATGCAAAATGGAAGGATTGATGCTAAGTGCTGAACTCAAGCAATTCCAAACACACATATTACCGGCCGGAGGGGAAGGGGGAACAGCGTGATTCGCATAGGCTCGAGAAAATTCCACAGCAGTGTCAAAGAGGTAAGGCCGAATATCATAAACCGCAGGAGGAGGGTTGACATAAGCAGGTGGGGCCTGCATAGGTAACACTAATTGCGCATCCGGATTGACTGGGGCACGAGGTACCGGAGCAGAAGCAGCCTGATCTTGAGGTAGAGGAACGAGGGGAGGATCAGAGGGCGCACGAGGAACCGAACGTTTAGGAGGCACGGGTAACGGCGGCGGGCTATAGGGCCGGTCTGACGGAGCACGCGGACTAGGGGAACGAGGGATAGGGTCAACAAACCTGTCAACCGCTCCCCCATCGTTAACATCGCCGAGAACATCATCGAAAAGAGTCTCAATGTGCAAATGCCACGGTAACCACGCAGGGACAGAGTGATCACGACGCCAAACCAAGTACCAAGTAGACACCATGACGGGAACGGTAACCAACCACAACAATCGAAAAACGGTAGGTGGAAGGGGAAGTAATAAATGTGGGAAAATGGCACTAAGAAGGGTTAACACAAAAGATATTTTGTACCATTTTCCGAAACCAATAGACGCGTCAAGTTTGGCTGATGGTAACCCCAAAGGGAGGGCGAGCCAACGGTGGAAACCGTGACAGGAACGCAAGAGGTCATACTGCCAAAGCTTGAGCACGGGGGTAAAAGAAGGAAGTTGAATAGAAAAAGACCAGGCTAAGATGGACAACATAAGCAAGTCAACGAAAGTGCGGCCCGTAATGCCCAGCCGGGTGGTAAAGAAAGTAGTGAAAGACCAGTAATCAAAGTTGAAAACAAGTCGAGGAAGACGAGCAAAGACGACCTTAGCTATCCCCGTCAACAAAAACCGAGAACCCTCAATCCAATAACGAGAGGCTGTCGAGGCGTTCGGTGGGACATAAAACAAAGGGACGTCATGTGCATCACAAACGAGTGAACGCCACGGCGCCGGATTATCTCTGGCAGAAGAAACAAGAAAAGCGGACGTAAGCAAACCATTCGTTGCATCAACTGTATAGCTGATGTCAGAGGAGAGAGCTGACCGCACGTGCAATTCCGGGAGTAAACCAACGGCTGTGGCCAAACGAGAGACAGTATGACGGGCTTGATCAAACGACAAACGACCAACAGACTGGTGGGCAAGCGCATAGGCAGAGGCACCATATATAGCCGCGAGGAACTGGCTATCAGGGATCATGTCTGACTCTGTCATCTGCAACTGCCGGGCTTTTAATATAACTGGCCGCATGCTCTTAATCTCCATTGTCATCACGGCGTCACGAAGCTTCTTGTAAAATCGTGCATTGGTAAGACGCTGTTGAGGAGCAAAGCCAGGGGCCGCCCAGGCAGGGATCTCCATGAGAGGAGGATAGTCCAGAGAAACCTGCTTAAACGGTAAATTTTCGTCACGACTGATAATCGTAACATGATGAGCGAAGCGACTGTCAAGTAGGCCGAGATGTAAACATTCACCGGCCGGGGTGATAAGTCGCCGGGCAAGAGCCCATCGATTTGCATCGGTGGGCTGCCAATATGAACCAGAATAATCATCTTCGAAGGTAACACGGGTAAAGTCACCCACCTGACTCGTGGAGTAAAGCGTGGGCCACCAACTGTCAGTGTGGATCGTGGACTCCAGGCAAGACACATGTGTAGCTATAACGTGTCGCAAGTGGGGATGTTTGTCAAACCATGTACCAACCTCTGAATTTGTAAGATTTTGCAACCCATCGTGGATGAACCAGATGGGAGCGGCAGAGGTGGGGGGACCATCAGATGAATTGAACTTATACCGACGGATGTCTTTCGTCTCACATTGCGGGTTCCAAACCGCGCAAGGAGGCGTAGAAAAGAAAGCTTGCTTGTCGGGGCGCAGCATCATGCCAAACCAATTTTTTCCAACAAGCAACTGATTGATCATCCGAAGGTTCTTCTCTTCGAGAGCGGCGGCAAAACCGTGAGGATGCTCCGGGGCAGTGTCAAGTGGGGGAGCCAAGCCAGCACGTTCGAGAAGAGGTATATTTTTTTTTAAGTTGCGGATCCTATATGGCGCTTGGATCCGCTGCCGTCTTATCATCCCAAGATAATCATTGACTCGGGCCGACAAGATAGCATTTTTTTGAGCCGACTCATCAAAAAGATCATAGGTTTG